CGACTGCCAGCCTTAGCAGCTTTGCCCGAACTTCAGTTCGAGAATTGGCTTGGGCTTCCTGATTTGGGAATCAAGTTCTGGCGCGATCCTATGCCGCTGGCTAAGGGTTGGATTGTCCTTCATGGCGACGAGGGAGCCGTCTCCCAAAAGGGTGGTCAAACAGCCCTAGGATTGGCTCTGAGGCATGGAAAATCGGTGGTCTGTGGTCATACCCATAGGGCAGGGCTTTCGGGGCTCACACAGGCTTCTGGAGGCGTTTTAGGGGGTATTCTCTGGGGCTTTGAGGTCGGCAATCTTATGAACTTCCGTGACGCCAAGTATCTCAAAGGCGGTTCGGGTAATTGGCAGCAGGGTTTTGGGTTGATCTACGAGCAGAAGAACCGGGTGACCCCGGTATTCGTGCCGATTGAACGCGATGGATCCTTCGTGGTCGAGGGCAAGGTTTATGGATGAGATCGTGCCTTTGATCCGCACCATCGATGACCACATCGACGATTGGGATGCCGCGTCCGATTTCGTTATGAAATCGTTATCAAACAATCAGCCAAACTCCCACCGCTAAGGCGTAGCCTACGTCTGTCGGTTCAACCCACCGGCAGAATCGGGAAATTATGTTCAACACAAAATGTTCAGACGGTGATTACCATCGTTGGGCAGTATGCCTACAGGAATGCGCTAATTGTGGTAATCAACATCAAATCACCGTCAATTGGTGTGAAACCGATGAAAAATATGTGTGCCACGCTTGCTTGAACGTGGTGGCAGCATGACCGCGATCGGATTCGATCCATTAGCAATCTATTACATCATCGCACTCATCAGCATTCCCATTTTGGGTTTGCTCTACACCGCTATCACCGAAAACTTCTACTGGAAAGGCTGGCAAGATGGAAAACGATTCGCCGAAAGCAATCAACCCTCAAAGCATTCTCGATGAAGCAGGTTTCATCCGAGGTGAACGAGGAAAGGTTTACGGTCACCCATATATCAATCATCGACGCATCGCCGATCTTTGGTCTGCTTATCTGGGTATCCCAATACCACCGGATCAAGTCGCGGTCTGTATGGCTCTCGTCAAGATCAGCAGAATCGCCGAAACACCGGGTCATCGAGGTCGAGACGGTTACGTGGACGGAGTGGCTTACCTTTCACTCGCTGCCATGCTCGCAACAGTCGATCCAGAGGAATTCGATGCCTATTAGAGCCAATCACGACTCAAAAATCTGGTGCGACATCTGTAAACTCAGGTTCGGTAAAGTCGGTGGCGAGTGGCATATTCGCGCCATGACTCCAGCGCGCTGGATCGTCATAAGTGAGACAAAGGAGCGAAGGGGGCGCACAAAGGCATATTGCCAGCCATGCGCCAACGAAGCCCAAATGGATGGGCAAGGCAAAGTCTGGACGTTTCGAGAGCAGCTCGATTACGCATTAGGAAAAGAGGCAATAAATGGGATGGAATCTGAATGACTACGAACCGGTCGAAGATCGCTTGGCTAAGTTCTGGAATGATTATCCGCCGGGTCGCATTGAGACGGAGTTGGTGGCATACGAAGGTAATCGCTATATCGTGGCTGCTCGACTGTATCGGGTGGACACGGATCCCAAGCCATTCGCAACAGGGCTGGCAGAGGAGACGATTTCTGATCGAGGCGTCAATTCAACTTCGGCTCTTGAGAATGCTGAGACAAGTGCTATCGGAAGAGCGCTGGCTAACGCCGGGTATGCTCCAAAAGGTAAACGCGCTAGCCGCGAAGAAATGGCAAAAGTAGCAAGAGGCGACACGCCGATCGTTTCACATCCATTCAAGCCCTCAGAAGCCGTCAAGGAAGTTCCTAACGAACCTCAAACCGTGGTGTGGGAGGATGAATCCGAGACGAAGGCATTTCAAGACACAACCGACATCGCAGCTGCTTTCGGCGGTCAGGTAGTCGGCTTCAAGTGTAAGCATGGCGAGATGCTGCTCAAAGAAGGCACATCGAAGGCAGGGAAGCCCTATCACGGATTCGTCTGTGGGGCTAAGTCAAAGGCTGATCAATGCGAAGCCCGATGGGCGAAGCAAGGCAACAACGGTCAATGGGTGTTCGAGGATCGAGCTGCCGGATGGTAGAAGATCGAACCGGTGAGCCGAATCCGCGTCCGGTGACGTGCGATTGGTGCGGTGTCCGGCTGGTCAGTTATGCCGGAGTCCGAGTCCAGATGGCTGAACATGATCCGCTCGATTGGAATTGGGCGTGTGACGATTGCTACGAGAAAATCCGTCATGGTGAACTATGAGCAACGCATCGAGGAGGCAACGTGGTCGGGAGACTGAGAAGATTTTTGCGGATTATCTGGTTCGTAACGGATTCAAAACCGCTCATGTTACGTCTATGGCTGCTAGTGGCAGCGATGTTCTGGGTGTCGATGGCGTGGATTGGGAGGTCAAGGCTAGACGCGGATTGGTCATTAGCGAGACTATGGCTCAACTGCGCAGACGCAGACGCGAAACCGGACTAGGCGTTGGAATCCTCAGACTTGACAAGCAAGGTGAGAAAGCCGTTGGCGATTGGGTTGCCATCCTTACGGCTGATGACCTGATTTACTTACTGAAAGCGGCAGGCTATGGCGACCCCAGATAAATACGTCTTTCGATGCTTAGGCTGCGGAAAGTGGGTTTACATGCGTGAACTGTGTGAGGATTGCTATCCAAAGGATCAGGCGGCATGAAATACGGTCGAGCAAAAGATGAATACAAGCCACAGGATGACCACTACACGCCTGAAGACATCTTTCAGGCATTAGGACTCACTTTCGACCTTGATCCATGCTCACCGAACGAAGGTGGAGTAGTTCCAGCAGGTCAAAAATACTCATTACCGTTCGACGGACTTGCTGCGCCGTGGGTTGGCTTGGTTTGGGTGAATCCACCTTATTCAAAGCCAAGTCCGTGGGTGGACAAGTGGCTTGATCATGAGAACGGATTACTGATGGTTCCAAGTGGGAAAAGCGCGTGGCGATTGAAACTATGGAATGACGATCGGACCAGAGTGGTAAATCTGAAACCGCCTAAGTTCATTCGACCAGACGGATCGCGTAAACAGATCATGTTTCCGGTGGACTTATGGGCTATTGGCGATCAAGCCATCGAAGCATTACATCAAAGCGGATTGGGAAAGGTGCGATGACGACACGCCGTCTGACCTGCGGTTATGTGAATGGACTTGACGACCATGATACGCTTAGCCTGCCAGCCTGCGGGGTCAGAGCCCGAGCAGGGGCAGTAGCGATCGGGAGGGCTCTATTCATCACGCTTTTGGCGTTCTTCATCAGTTTCCAATTTAGCCTTAGTAATAGTTATGGTTGGAAAAACCATTCTATGAATTTGAAGTTATATGCTCATAATGAGATAAAGGATTGGACTGAGTTTGAGTGTTATGTAGAACTTATCCATCGAGAGAGTAGTTGGAACTACAAGGCTAGGAATGGAAGTCATTACGGACTAGGTCAGGTGCGATCTACGTGGTATCGCGACCTTAGCCCTCGTAAGCAGATAAAGGCGCATCTACGATATATCGAGCATCGATACGATGGCTCAGCATGTAAGGCACTTCGTCACTTGGTGAAGGTAGGCTGGCACTAATGACCAGCAGCCTGAGCAACAAGGGATCGACAAGTAAATGGCGACGCATTAGGGCGCAGGTCTTGAGACGTGATCAGAACACCTGCTTCTACTGTGGTGGTCATGCGAACACCGTTGATCACATAGTTCCTAGATCGAAGTTGGTCGATCAGAACGCAGACACGTTAGACAACATGGTCGCCGCATGCGTTCAATGTAATTCAAGCAAAGGGGGGCGGTTTTTTGGTGAGCGTCCGACACCATCGACCCCCCTGGGCTCTTTTACCTCTCAAAATGGCACAATAGTCCACTATCGGGATAAATCGGACACTACGGCAGTTGATGGGGTTGAATCGTGAGCAATCTGGACTTATCGGGAATAAGGGGTGTTACAGAACCCCGAATTCACTCAAAACTCAACGAATTGCCCTCTCGCGGTCAGGAAATGATCGATTTCTGTAAGGAAATCGGCACTCCGCTGCTTCCGTGGCAGGAATTCGTCGCAATCCATAGCCTCAAGGTCAAAGAGGACGGCAGGTGGGCTCATCCGCTCAACGGACTTCTCATCGCCAGACAGTCCGGCAAAACGACCTTCATGATCCTTCGTATCCTTGCCGGTGCGATGCTCTTTGGCGACGATCTCCAGATCGGAACCGCTCACACAATCTCGACCGCTCGCGAAGCGTTCAAACGACTCGTGGACATGGTCGAAGGCTCGAAACTCGCCGGGGAAGTCAAAAAGATTCGATGGGCGAATGGCGAACAAGAAATCCAATTCATGAACGGAGCCCGATACATCTACCGAGCCAGCAATAATGCGACGCGTGGTATTTCGAAGCCCGAATCCATCCACCTTGACGAGTTACGCGAATACAAAAACGAAGCGACGTGGGCTTCGATCCGCTACACGCTCCAAGCAGCTCGAAACCCTCAAACGTGGATTTACTCGAATGCCGGTGACGCTTCCTCGGTGATCCTCAACAACCTACGCGACCGGGCTTTGGCTTCGCTCAACTCGGACGACGATACGATCGGATGGTGGGAGTATTCAGCCCACCCGGACACGCCGATAGACGGATCGTTGAAAATGTGGGAAGGCTTAGCGCAGGCGAATCCATCGCTCGGCTACACCATCCATCCAGACAACCTCAAAATGGCTTTGAGCGACCCACCGGACACAATCCGAACCGAAATGCTTTGCCAATGGGTCGTCACCCTCAACGGCGCAATTGATCCTGATCAATGGACTCAATGCGCAGATCCGGAATTGACCCTAGACCCTGAGAAAACGACATGGCTTGGGATTGACCTTTCGCCAGACCGCCGGGAAGCGGCTTTGGTCGCAGCCCAGAAGATCGACGGCGATAAGTTCGTCATCATCCTG